AGCTACAATAACAACATGACTGAAAGAAAAGAAACACCGTTGGGCAACCAACAGATGATTCTAAAAGGATCTCGAATGAAAGTTGATAATTATGCGGGATATAAACTCCCCCCTAATGCAACTTCGATGTCCAAGATTTTTAACTTGATTGACAGTGACTACCCAATACCAACTGATTCGTTGGAAACATTGGAAATAGTCGCATCTAACCCAACCTTATGGAGGGAGATTCTGTCAACAATTGTCCAAGATGTGTTTGAGAGATCATCCACATTCATGAGAAAGTACCTGAATTACAGGTGCAGTGATGAAGACTTATTAGCTTTTGGTTTCGATAAAAATCCAGACTTTACTTTCAAATCCTCTGTTGATGGATTCAACAAAATGGATATGATTGAGTATAAGTCAAGCTTTACGAAACTAAGCCCCATGGCCATTCAAGACTTGTATGAGTCTATGGTACGAAAGTACACTGTTTTGCAAGATCAAAAGCAGAATAGTGTGTGGGTAATCTGGCATCATGTCCATGAAAGGACAGTGGCAGATATGAAAGCTCCAGCTTTAGTTCAACAGATTTATTTGAATCTGTATAAAGCTTTAAAATCCTTGAATAGATCTACGGACGTAGATCTTGACAAATTACTCGGCACGAAGAGAGTCAAAGGGGATATTTTCAATTTAATGGAAAATACCGGACTACTCGAACGAGGAATGAGTGTCTTAGACGACATGAATGAAAAGAAAGAAAATCTGGCTTATAAATCATTTGATGAAATGATTCAGCACACAGCTTTCTATGTCCACAAAGGGGTTGAGTTCTTACAAACTCATTATCTACCTTCAAGTGAATTTCCGGATGTAGCTTTCAACAGCTTCCGAGAAAGAGAACCGAATGTTGACCCTGAGCAACCCCTCCATGATAGGAAGCACAAGGTGAAAAGACTTATTGATTTCCCTGAATTTAAGGGAATTTTAGACGATGTTCCAGAAGATTTAGTCTTTCAGGCCATCTTAAATAGTGATGAAACTAACCCATGGATTAGTTTAATCAAACAGTGTATTCGAGGAAGTTTGATGAATCCGGATTTGATATTACAAATCAGGCAATTAAACAAGAAACTCGCCGAAATTAGTAGCTTAGGTGTGTTCAACACTAATTACAAAATGGAAAACAAAGAATTGGATAGGCGAAAAGAGCGAATCCAATCACTGCGAGATAG